AATTTATGCGAAATACCCCAAGGAGCTCCAGTACGTGATGAAGCTCAAGGGGGCGCTGAACAGACAGATACACAGGAGGGAAAAAGATGCAGAACAATAACGTAAGCCTCGACGCCCTGAAGGGACACCTTTTCGAGGCGCTTGAAGGGATAAAGAATCTCTCGGATCCGATGGCTTCCGAGAATGAGAAGATGTCGCTGGATCAGGCGAAGGCCATAGTGGGAGTCTCCTCCCAGATCATCGATATCTACAAGACGCAGATCGAGGCGGTGAAGGTGTTCGCCTCAAGGGACGACCAGGCCAGCACGGGAACGATGCTGGAAGCTATCGGCATCACGTCCAAGGAGACGGTCAAGGAGATAGGCTACTGATATGACGCGGAAAGAGTTGAGGCTGCAGGCGGAGGCGTACTCTCCGGATTCGGCCATCCAGGGCAGCTACATTGACGGCTTCAAGGCCGCGATGAGGCTGTGGTTGAAGGAGTTCGAGCCGGAGCCTGACAAGCCAAAGCGAGTCACGAGCTGCGAGCTGCTCAGGGGAATAGCTGTTGGGGACTCGAGGCTGGTGCCCATCAGGGACGTAAACGACTGGAGACGCTGGCGGGTTCTCGTCCACCACTTCAACAGCACCTATTGCGTATACTTCAGGGTGCATCTGAACAAGGAGACAAGGAAAGAGATTCTAATCACAAGACTATTTTAATATGACGGCACAGCAATTTTACTGAACTGTCCTGGAAATGCGGAAGGCGCAAAAGCGGTACTTCAACATCAGGACACAGAGCGCCCTCCACGAGGCGAAGCGGCTGGAGGTCCTTGTGGACGGGGAACTTTCCAGGATTGAGAGCTTCAGGGCTTCAGTCCCGGAAGATCCGGAACTTTTTGAACAATAGAATACCGATATGGAAAGACAAGAACAGACGATGAGGCTGTCGGAGGATCCGCGCTTCATCGAACACGTAAAAAAGGAGATTGCCAAGATACGCCGGCATATCTCCAACTTCGAGGAAGCTGCCGCGAAGAAGGGATACCACAGGAAGAGGGACGGCTGGGACCGCTTCTGCGAGATGGCCCTGAACGAGCCTTCCGCCTGCGCCAAGGAGTACGAGCTCTGCCTGATGAAGCGGAGCAGGCTCCCGGCCACGGTAAGGCGCGTGGTGACGCACATCGGATCCAATGCGCTGAACAGCTTCGCCAGGGCGCTGGCCCAGGAGAACAACCAGGAAAAGGAGAACTGAGATGGAACCCATTTTCAAACCGAAAAAGACTATTCGGCAAGGAGATTATAAGTATCACTTAGTCCTATCCTTTGAGGACAACGGTTGCCTCTTCTATGTGGTCAAATACTACGGCAGATATAAGCAATGGTGGCATTACGAAGTATGGGATGAATGGACTATGGATTTCAACAAGAAACACGGATATAAAATCGTGAAACATAGAGAGAAAAAAGAGGTATGATATGAAAATACTACTTGCAGAAGAACAAGCCGGGCATCCTTTCTGGAGAAGAAAGATGTTCTCATTCGTCCTGATAGACACGGAGACTCATACGGCTTCAAGGGTTCCTACAGGGGCCATTGTCCGGAGGGTGCATGACTACGGCCAATGGGGCGGGGCGGTAGAATACTCGTTCACATCAGCCGGTGTGGAAGCTCAAGTGTTTTATTGCAGCTCCGGCTCCGGAAAAACTCAATGTGGGGATCCTATTCTCGTTATCCCCTCATCCTCATACGACCAGATCATTGTGCTTGAGAGTGAGGAGATGAGAATCAATGAGAGAAACTATAATGGCAACTGGAGAGATAATTCAGATTTTGAGAGAAAGGAGGGCAAGGATGGAAAGGATCTGTAAGAACTGCCGGCACTTCCGCCAGACTCAGGTACAGGACCGTGACGGAACGATGCTGACGCTGGGCTACTGCCACGCCATCCGTACCTATCCCTACAGGGTGGAAGACATGACCTGCAAGAGGTTCCATTATGATGAGAAGAAAGCAATAGAGCAATGACGGCATTTGAAGAGATACTTGAACAATACCGGGAGGACTTTTTCGGTAAACTCCCTGTCGAGCTATTCGATAAGCTTCAGATCTGGCTATCTCTCAGGCTGGAGTATTATGAGATCAGTAAAAAAGAGCAGTCTCTATGTATTTTCGATGGCGGAGACGCGGACCTTTTGAAGAGGTTCTTCTTAGCCAAAGCCGTCAGAGGCTTGTCACCACGTTCACTGACTCTGTATCATAAAAACCTGGAGAGATTCCAGAATGGAATCAGAAAACATCTGGCAGATGTGACATCAGACGATGTGAGGCTCTATTTGGAGAGGCATGGTTCAGAGAAATAAAAAGCAGGAGGAGCTGCTTCTATTTGGATAGCAATGAGACACGCCGAGTCCGACATACAGCAGTCCTGCGTCGCCTGGTTCCGCTGGCAGTATCCGGCCTATTCCAAGCTCCTGTTCGCGGTGCCCAACGGCGGAGCCAGATCTGCCGTCGAGGCCTCCATAATGAGCGGTGAAGGAGTGCTGGCCGGGGTGGCTGACGTGCTGCTCCTGGTACCGTCCCGGAAATACCACGGTCTCTGCATGGAATTCAAGCGGCAGGCGATCCGGTACGTGGACGGGAAGAGGCACGTCCTCAAGACATACCAGTCACCGGCACAGAAGGAATGGCAGGCAGCTGTGGAATCAGTCGGGTACAAGTATGCCGTGGTACGTAGTCTTGAAGAATTTATCAAACTGATAAACAGTTATTTAAACGATTTAATTTGAAGAATTTCTTTAACTTTGTGGTATGAAACTCGCATGGGACTCGAAGAAGGTGGCAGTCAAGCAGGACGGCAAGTATGTAAGGGAGAGATCCGCAGACCTCTACCATACGTCCCGCTGGTCCAGGCTTTCCAGGAGATACCGCGCAATGCACCCGCTCTGCGCCGAGTGCCGGAGGAACGGACGGATAGAGCCGGCCACTTGCGTGGATCACATCATTCCGTATCCTGTATGCGGAGAGGAAAAGTTCTTTGACGAGAGCAACCTTCAGCCGCTCTGCGACAAGTGCAACCATGACAAGGGCCAGAAGGACAAGAAGCTTATCGAGCAATGGAGGGCACGTCAGTGACGGAGGGGGGCGGTCAAAATCTCTCGCGCGAACTCCGCCGAGACCACGCCCCCACTCTCGCGTGCGAGAAAGGCCAAATTTGAAAATTTTGGGAACATTCCTTTTTTGGAAAAAGGCAATACAGGGCCCTGCAAGGGGTTTTTGAAAATTGAGATAGACTGATGGAAACGCAAAAATCACGGAAAAGGACCGGTACGGAGATCACGAACATCAGCCAGTGCTACGACATCGCCGGCTATGACGACCTTCCGCCCAACGGGAAGCTCATGTTCCGCCAGCGCTGCATCGAGTTGTTGAGGAACAAGCAGCTCTGGTGGGTGGACCTGCCGCAGCTGATCCGCTACGCCCAGATAATGGTCCTCTACTACGAGGAGAACCGCGCCCTGAAGCAGGAGGAGTCCGTGCTGAGCTACATCGACAAGATGGGGAACACCAGGTACTACGCCAATCCGCGCATCAAGATCCTGCGTGACTACAACAACGACCTCAATGTCATCGAGCACCACTTCGGCTTCACCCCCTGGGACCGCAAGACGCTCGGTGTGAAGGGAGAGAGCAAGGATCCTCTTCAGTTATGGCTTAAAGAGAACGTAGATGAGCAATGACCTCCAGATAGTCCACGACTACGCGGCCGCGGTCCGGAGCGGGGGGATACCTTCCTGCCGCCTGATAAGGCTGGCCGTGGAGAGATGGTACGCCGACTGGCAGAGGGAAGACCTCTACTTCAACCCTAAGCCTTATCTGCTCTACTGCTCGTTCACCCTCCAGCTGCAGCACTACAAGGGCGAGAAGGCGGGCGAGCCCTTCGCCCTGGAGCCCTGGCAGAAATTCTTCGCGGCCAACGTGCTCGGCTGGCACCGGAAAGAGACGCGTAAACGGCGGTATACGGCCGCGGACCTACTGGTGCCCCGCAAGAACGGTAAGACGGCCCTGGCGGCCTCGTTAGCAGACTTCCTGCTCCTTCTGGACGCAGAGCCGGGAGCGGAGGTCTACACCGCGGCCGTGGACAAGGCCCAGGCCAAGCTCTGCTTTGACGCAGCCAAGACGATGCTGGAGAAATCCATCTTTGCGTCGATGGTGCGCCCGCTCAGGAACACCGTCCACTATCCGGCCACGACGAGCATCATGGCTCCGCTGTCCAAGGAGACCAAGAACAAGGACGGTCTCAACCCGCACGCCGCCATCTGCGATGAGCGCCACGCCTGGACGTCCAACGAGATGCACGACGTCATCAAGACGGGTATGGGCTCCAGGTCCCAGCCGCTGATCATCTCCATCTCCACCGCAGGACTCGACACCTCGCTGCCCTACTACCAGGACATACTTGTCTATATGGACGTCCTCGAGGGTATCAAGGAGATGGACGACCACTTCCTTATGCTGTACATTCCGGACGAGGGGGCGAGCTGGGAGGACCGAGAGGTATGGAGGCAGGTCAACCCCAACCTGGGAGTGTCGCTGAGCTGGGAATATATGGAGAACATGTACTCCGAGGCGAAGCTGAAGGGCGGCAGCACCCTGGTGTCCTTCCAGGTCAAGAACCTTAACATGTGGGTTGACGCCCCGGAGGTGTGGATCCAGGACGATGACGTCAAGCGGAACTACGCGGAGGTTGAGGTTCCGGAAGGGGAGGAGTGCTGGGTGGGCATAGACTTCGCAGCCAAGACGGATATCGTTGCCATAGCCTTCTTCTTCCCCAGGCTGATGGCCTTCCGCTACCTTTTCATGATCCCCGAGCAGAAGGTCCAGGAGAAGAAGGACATAGTGGACTACCGCAGGTGGGCGGAGCAGGGCTGGATCACCGTGCTGCCCGGCAAGGTCATAGAAGAGGACGCCTTCCTGGACGTGCTGCTCCGCGAGCTGGACCGCTACAGGGTGCGGCATATCGCCTATGATCCGTGGGGAATGTGGAACGTGATACAGCGGTTCGGCAAGTACACGGAGGTGCTGATGGAGTACCAGCAGTCCATCCGCTACATGTCCGTCCCCACCAAGTGGCTGGAGGCGGAGGTGGTCCAGGGCAATCTCAACTTCCTGGGAAATCCCGTCATCCGCTGGATGTTCAAGAACGTGGTCATCTACAGGGATCCCAACGACAACATCAAGCTCAACAAGGGGAAGTCCAGGGAGAAGATAGACGGCGTGGTGGCCACCGTGGACGCCATCGGAGCCTGGCTGAACGACACCGCCAGCCAGCAGAAATTCTACGACGAATCACACTCACTCAGATCCATAAATTTGGAGGACATAGACGATGAAGAAAACGGCGAGGATGATAGCTGGTGAAATGCTCAAGGATGAGCGCACCCTCTACAGGCTGGTGGGGCGCTACAGCTTCGCGGACGTCTACTGGGAAGTCATAAGGGCGCTGACGGCTAAGAACGAAGGCTTCACGTACCGGGAGATCTTCAACTTCCTCAATTCGGAGCGCGAAAAGAAGTGGGGAGAGCAGGCGTTTCCGTCCTATGAGGCATTTTATATGTGGCTGAAACGCAGAAACTAACATTTGTTAGATTAAAGTTCCGCTTGAAGTCATATTTTTGTCTCAGTCATGGCAAAAAAGATATCATCAGGCGGACACGGAAAGGGCTTCGGTGCCTTCGTCAGGCGTCTCATTTTCGGCAAAATATCCGATTATGAGAGCTACATCGGCTCCAACCAGATAGACTTCGGTGTGAAGGTTAACCAGGATGCGGCCCTGAAGTTCACGGCCGTATTCGCCGCCGTGAAGATCCTCTCTGAGAATATCGCATCTCTTCCCAGGCTGGTGACCAAGGTCACGGCTGCCGGTGACGAGGCCGACTTAAGTCACCCTGCGGCGCGTCTCCTGGCTAAGCCTAACGAGTACATGGATCCTTTCGTATTTTGGTTCGCCTGCCTGGCGACCACACTGACGAAAGGGAACGGCCTCGCCAAGATTGACTTCAGCCCTACGACAGGCCTTCCAACGGCGCTACATCTCCTGGATCCCTCCTGTACCGACATCTACGTGGACAAGGGCCGGAAGGTCTATATCTACGACGACCCTGATAAGAACTGGAAATGGCTGAACGGCACCTACCTGGACTCGGAGATACTGCATTTCATGTTCTTCACGCTCGACGGCCTGAACGGTGTGGATCCCATCACATACAACGCCGCCTCCATAGGCAGGGGCATTGCAACAGGCAAGTTCAGCGCCGAGTTCTACCGGAAGGGAGGCCAGATCAAGGGCACCCTGGAAACGGACCAGGGTCTCACCGAAGAGGCCTTTAAGAACTTCAAGCGCCACTACCGTGAGTCGGCAAAGAACTTTGAGACGCCGATCCTTGAGTATGGTATGAAGTACAAGGCTATCGGCATCTCACCGATCGCAGCCCAGCTCATACAGACGGAGACGCTGTCCATCCAGGACATAGCGAGGATATACTCCGTGCCTCCGCATCTGCTCGCGGAGCTCTCCCACGCCACCTTCTCCAACATAGAGCAGCAGAATATCTTCTTCGGCGAATACTCCCTGCGACCGCTGTGCAAGCGCCTGGAGGTGCAGCTGGAGGACAAGCTGATCG